ATTGACTATATGCAGTCTTATTGGTTATTAAATTAAATAATTTTTCTATAAGAAATACAATATTGTTGAAGTTATTATACTGCATTTATGCTCTTTAATAAATGAAAAATATTGCTTAATTTTTCTACATTCTATCTTAAAGTGATAACATTTTGTTCACATTTTATCACTTTGTTTTTTTAACATTTATACACTAAAATCAGTAACAATGTTGAAAAAAATAAAAATCTGTTCACATTTTATCAAAAATTGCCAACATTATTATTCTAAAAATAATCAAAATAACAAAGGTTTTTTATTATTTAATTACTGATTATGGTAATAAAAAACGTGATGTACCAAAATTCTACATTTTATCCAAAATTGAAAACATTTTGTCCACATTTTATCAATTTTACTTTTTCAAAAATATAAACCAAAGATGGTCTTGGGATTTTTAAAACCCTCAAAAAACGCTATTTTTGTCCACATTTAATCACTTTTTTTGAGGGGGGGGGGGTGACATTAAAAAAAAAAAGTATTTTAATTTTTAAAAAAAATTTAAAAAGTTTTAAAATTACATAGATTTTTGGAATATTTCTTGGAACCATCTTAATGGTATATAGATTATACAATATTTTATGAATTACCAATGTATGTCAAGACCATTTTTTTCGATATGTTAGGTCTTTTTGGATTTAACTGAGGAAGTATTGGTTATATCGAGTCGTTTCCAAGGAAGTATAAAAACACTGACAATCTAGTATTTATTATGTAATTTTTCTAAATATATATAAAATGAAATCAATTTTAAATTCAAAGCATATTACCAATCTACTAAATAATAAAAAAATAACAAAATTGGAAAAAACTCCAATCATAAGTATTAATATAAAAATAAAAACAGAATTGGAAAGACTTGCAATAATAAGTATTAATAAAGCTATAAATGAACTAAATAGTATTAAATTTAAGAATGATACATTTCTCGTAGATCAAATAAATAAAATTCCCCATTTTACAACAAATCCAAATAACATACAAATTATAGAACAAAGAGCAAACGGTATAAAAGAAGAATTTTTCAAAAGATTTATATTATCATCATTTGGTTATTTATTTTTAAAAAACAACTCACAAATAAATTTAGACGTCTTAGTAACTCTTATAAAAGAACTCAATGATCCAAAAAAATTAAACAATGAAAAAACAGAAAATACATTAAATGATATTTTAAATAGAGTGTTGTCAGATAATTGTGTACATAACGCAATAGTAACAAATTTTTTTAATATTGATGGACTGAGTAATACTATAAATTCCCTAAATACAAATAAAAAAGAACTATTAAAATCTTTATACAAAAAAATCAAAAATTTAGAATTTAATACTTCTAATACTTCTAATACTTCTGTACTTAATTATCTGGCAAACGTTATAAAGACCGTAATTGAAAGATATATTGGTACGAAAAAAGAAAACAAATGTACAAAATTAACAAGCATTCAATTAACTGAAATTCAAGATAATGATATAGAGTATCTAGATGAGTTTGTAACGTTTATAAAATATATTTATTCTATAGTAAGTAATAAATGTGATATTAATTTTACTAATACAGAAAATGTAAATGATGCAACTACTTTATTTAATTTGATAGAAAATGTAAATGATGCAACTACTTTATTTAATTTGATAGAAAAAATAAATGAAAAATGCGTGTATGATGAAGATGAAGGTCAAGTTCAAGAACCAGTTCAAGAACCAGTTCAAGAACCAGTTCAAGGTAACGTCCAACCGTCATTAATTTTCAAAATTAGACAAATTCGTATAATATTAATATTTTTTGATTATAAACTTGGTAGTCTATTAATTACACAGGGTTTGAAAGTATTAAAAGAATATGAAGATAACTATGGAATAAATAATGAACTATTCAGAAATAGTTTGTTTAACTATATTGCTTTTGATGCAGATATACCTAAAGAATTATTAAAACCAAATACTAACAAACCGTTAGAATTAAAAGAATTAAAAGAATTAGAAAATTTAAAAAATTTAAAATCAGAAAATCCAGAAAAACAAGATGGTGGTAAAATCGTGCGCAAGTATCTTCCTGGGGTATATAAATGCAATGATAATCGTACTCGTCGTGTATTTCTCATAAAAGGACATGGAAATACACAATTCGTATCCACTAATAATCAAATTATAAAAAAAAGAGATTTAATAAAGAAAAAAAAACAAAGTAATATGACTATTTAAACCTAAACTCTAAAGGTAGTAATTTGTTTTCTAAATACGTTTCAATTGATATTAATGACACTTTTGTTGTATATTTTGACAAAAACTTGCTGCATATTTATAGGTTATTTTTTTTTAGTTTAAGTAGTAAGTTATGAATAATATGTAAACCTTTCCATCCTTGCACATTTCTTGCCTGGTGGGCATGGGACATTGTACTTCCTAGCATAAAAGTCTTCTTGAACTTGATTCTACAGAAGCTACAATAGACTTTATAAGCAGCAATCTAAACATTGCTGGAAGTAATGCGAATGTCTTTGCAAATAGTATATTTAATACAAGTAATGTTACTGGTATGTATAATTATTTGAAATCATCTAGTAACGTACTAATACCGATTCAAGTGCCACCTTCAAATACATAATACTCTGTATTTTGAATGAAGTTTAACAATTAAATATAATATTATTTTTCTTACATGTTCCAATGTATTATACATTGCATGAACAGAACAAACAGTAAATCTAATAGATAATAATGGAAATAGATTTAGTCTTATATTAAAATGTTCATATGTAACAAATCAGATATACTTAATTCATCACTTTATAAGTTACTAGATAAGATAGATATGTACAATGGACAGTATATAAAGCTTAGAAAAGACACAAACTATACTATTTTAATGCAATATAAAAACTAATAATTTTGAAGAATAAGTATAGTATAAAGAAAAATTAGATGCTTCTAATGAAATGCCATCCAAGGTCTTCACAAATTTTTTTCCATATTTGATCTTGTTGTTGTAGTTTATCTCTGCTCTTAAGTAATGGAAAATTGACGAGATATTCATCTCTACCGAGGAGTTGAATGAATTTGTGTAGCACATAACTGTAACTAAGGAAGTTTTTTCTAGTTGATGGCATAAACTTTAAGAAGGCAGGTTGAATTAGTTTGAACATAGTTCTTAATTTTTCTTCTAAATCTGGTTCAAGATGAGGGATAGGTAATCCGTTAAGTTTATGTTTAATATGAGCAGCGTGTTCGTAGTATTTATTAAGTTTTAGTTTTTTCAGGATATCTTTAATTTTAGCGATTTTAAGATCGGCCATATTAGATATCCTTTGTTTTTTAATTTCTAATAAGATAGCATCATAAATTTCTTCAGGTATATCAGTAGTTTCTTTACCTTGTATTTGACTGAGCCCGTTCAGTCTCTCCAAAGTTTCCAGAGGAGCCGGACTATACCTTAAGCCTTCATAGGAGGTTGCTAATCTCCTCTGACCCACAACCATCTAGTCTCTGAACCTTCTCCATATCCTTGTCATTTAACGGGTTTAGGAGCTTGGCTGCGGATTACCCAATCCTTTTCTTTTTTACCATTGGGTACGGCAATTAACCGTGTTCCTTGTTTATGTTTCCGAAAACAAGTGGTAGAAAAGGCTCTAAGGGGTTTCCCGCAATTTGATTATGTTGCAGGTGTATATATACCTACTAGCAGGTTTCACTGTTTTTCCGATGTATCTGGCAGCCTGCTGTTATGAGCCAGTGCAATTATTTCGAATATTTTTCTTCTAATTCAGCCACATGTTTTTTGGCTAAGTTTAGTTTGTCTTCTAAAGAAAGTTTATTGGATGTAAAGGTCTTTGTTTCAACAATTTGTTTTTTGTTTTCATCATATCTAATGAAGTAATCAACTCGATACCCTGATATTTCACCTTTATAATACGTAGGACGGATATGAGTAGGCAAAGTTGTGTCCTTATCTTTTCGTGGAATAGGTATTGTTTTCCAATCTGATGGTGTTTCCTTCTTATTATTGTATAAGTTGACTAATTCAATGAATTTTTGGCAGTTATAAAGGTTATGTGTGTTTTGATATGTTGTAAAGTCTCTTCTGGGTATAACTTTATCGTCCCATGTGCGTAATCCAAAAACAAAGTAACCATTTACTATGTCATTTATCATGATTGGATAAACATGTTGAGGCAGTTGTTCAGGTATATTGATAATCTGTGAAACTTCTTCGACTGTTTTCAAGTTGTTCATATGTTCTTCAAGTTTCTTGTCAAATTTCTTTTGCAAATCATCGACATATTTTATAGCTTCTTGTAAGCATATATCAACATTTTTTGAATCCTGAAAGTTTTTCTCGATGATTTCTTTTTTGCTTATTCCGTTATTGAATCTTACTCTATAACCTACATGTTTATTGTCTCGTATGTATTTTGTTACGTACTTTGGGAGTCCCATATTTTCTTCTTTACGTTTTGTCTTTGTTTTTCTTGTGCTTATTGTGTTTTCTTTAATTTCCTTCACAATACTATCAATAGACGCATTTTTTCTCCCTTCACTTTTTTTGATATTTGAAAGTTGTGAATGAGTTGTTTTTTTACCACCAGAAGTCATATTATATCCATTTGGTTCCATTGTGTTGTAAAGACAGATGTAATGTTTTTCCATATCATCAAGTTCATTCAAGTCACAATCAATAAGTTTTTTAAGTTGAAATGATTCTTTTCCAAACTCATTGATGGCTTGATGAATTAGATTATTCCTATTTTTACATTTTTCGATGTTTGCAGTTTCATAACAGTGCCTTTTCCATCTTTTTTCATGTCCCCATGATTGCTTATTAGAAGTTATAAACTTTTTACATTGACCAATGTATGATTTATTTGTTTTAAGACATGTAGCCATGTATATTTCGCCTTTTGTAATATCCATTTGTTTGAATTATAAAGAAATTATAGCTTTAAGTATATTATTTTGGTATGCAAACTATTTGTCGTAAAATATTTTCGCCAACAAAAAAATACATAAGGGTAATATTCGATAAATAATCGCATTTTAATCCACTCATTAAAATGATTGATCCTTTTATATGCAAAGTAGGAAATCTCTCGTGGCGGGTCCTTGTAAGACGGTCTATCGTGGTCAACAATGATATATTCCACACATGAACATTCATTACAATAAATTATTCCATCATTGATAAGAATATTCATATTATTACAGTTGCAATTTTGACATTGATAGTTATGTTCGTATTCAACATTTCTAACGAAGTTATCATCTGTAAAAGACATATATCTTTCAAGGAGGGCGGCTTTATCTTCTTTGTTATTATCTTTAGGATCTTCTTGATGTTTTACAAGCCATTTTAGAATACTATTTTCATTAATTTTAGGTTTGATCATATCATCCCCTGCTCCTTTTTCAACAATATCGTAATATTTGAAAAGAATAGGAGCCGTATTTATGAGATATTCCACTTCATCATCGGTATTATCAAGTTCATCTATAGTTCTTTTGATAACATCTCTTTCATCACCTAAATCAATTAATTCATCTTGTTCTTCTTTACATATAATAGCATCTCTTTTTTTATCTTCTAGCTCTAGAATTCTTTCGTATATAGCATTAAATTTGTGTTTTAATCCTGATAATTTATCTGCTTTTAATTGAAATTCTGAGAGTTTATTGTTATGTTGTATATCCAATGTTCTTTTGTTTGGTTTTATGGAAGTATTTGAGTTCATTCGAATTCATATTGATATTAATAGATTGAAGCTTTAAGTGTGTTTATGCGTTTTTTGAAAAAAAACAATTACGAATTTTTTTTTCTAACTATATATTATAAAACAAAATGGGAGGAGGCTTAATGCAACTAGTAGCTTATGGCGCTTAGATATCTTGGGCGTCAACAGTAGACTGCTTATTATGGTTCCTTTCCAAACCATAATGGGGAAAACAGTGTAAGGAAGGGATAAATATGAGTGCCCACATATTTATATAGAATCTGCTAGTATTGGATTAATCCAATGCGAGATCTTCAAATTGTCGGGAACCTCCTTAGAGCCTCAACTACTACTTGAATATTGGTGACAGTATTCAATACCTAGGTTAATAGCCATAGGCACAGTAAAAACGTTGAGGATTGGACGATCCGCAGCCAAGCTTCTTTTCTTGACAGGCTTTAGGAAAGAAGAAGGTTCAACGAGTAGACGGAGATCGGGACTTTATGAAATGCTAGCCGCATTGAAAGTTCTTAAGGTGTACTCTGACCCCATTTGAAAAAGTGGGGGAAACATGCAAGATATCTACCTAACCGGTAATCCTCAAATTACCTTTTTCAAGGTTTAAAGTTTAGGAATGTGTCGTCCTAAATAATTGGCCTTAGTAACCTTTAAAAGAGGTTGCTAGTGTTGGTATATCCAATGCGACACCGTCAAATTGCGGGAACCCCCTAAAGGCGTATAAAGTGCTTAAAGACTAAATACAGTCATAGAGTCTTTTTAAGCATTGTGTACCAAGGATTAATAGAAATGTTAATCTGGCGGAGAAAAACAAACTCCGGTATGGTAATAAGCACACGCATGATGTTTATAACACAGAAATGGGCAATCCGCAGCCAAGCCCTAAGGGTCGTTATGGTAAGACCTACGGGTGCTGTTCAGAGACTAAATGTCGGTGGGCTTGAGAAGTTTAACCAACTTCTATGAAAGCTTAAGTTATAGTCCGGTCCTTAATGAAAGTTAAGGAGAAACCGCATTTACCGAAGACATACAAATTTTTCGATGGAATCAATCGAACAAACCTTAATTTGAGGGTTGAAAAGCGATAAGCCACACCCAAATCATGAATAAGTGTGAATAACCCTTTTAGTGGTTCATGTGTTACTACCACAATCGCTAGTGAATGCTTTGATGTAAAGCATTTGCAACACTGTCAAATTGCTGGAAACCCCTAAAGTCTTTGATACCAAGAATATGTTGAAAAATATATTTGGCCAAGAGAAAAAACTTGGGTATGGTGAAAATTCAAAGAATATTACAATGGGCAATCAGCAGCCAAGTCCTAAAGCTTTAAAAAAAGCACAACAGTTAAAATGAATGCTTAAATGAATGCTTAAATGAATGCTTAAATGAAGCTATGGAACAGGTTCAGAGACTAGACGGCAGTGGGTAATTGTTTTAAACAATTGCTTAAGGTATAGTCCACCCCCTTTGGGAAACCTTTGGGACAAGGTGTCAATGGCTCCGGTGACTTTGGCAAGAAAGTCACTTGCACCGTATCCCGTAATGGTGATTTAATCCACCGCGTGTACCTACGCGTTGAACTACCCTCCGTATCAGTTGCTGCTGGCAAGGCTTTCCGCTGGCTCAACTGGTTAGGCCACATTCTAGTAAAGAATGTTGAAATTGAAATCGGTGGCCAACGCATTGATAAACAATATGGAGATTGGTTACACATTTGGAACGAACTAACCCAATCCGCTGGCCACCAATTGGGCTATGCCAACATGGTTGGTAACATTCCCCAACTCACCACCCCAGTGTACAACCCAGCTGGTGCTTCCTCAGCTATCACTGTTGATGGTCAAATCCTCTACATTCCCCTTGAGTTCTGGTTCAACCGCAACCCAGGACTTGCTCTACCCCTAATTGCCTTACAATACCACGAAGTCAAGATCAATCTTGAACTCCGTGATGTTCGCGACTGCTACTGGGCAGCCAACTGGAATGCTGGTACTAGTGCATGGGATACTTCTCTTAGCGCTGTTACTCCAGGAGCTCTATCAAACTGCTCTCTATTCGTTGACTACATCTACCTAGATACTGATGAACGCCGACGATTTGCTCAAGTATCTCATGAGTACTTGATTGAACAACTCCAATTCACTGGTGATGAATCTACCAGCTCTGAATCCAACAAGGTCAAACTAAACTTCAACCATCCTTGCAAAGAATTAATTTGGGTTGTGCAACGTGATGATAACGTTAGTGAATCTGCCCCAATTGGAAAGCAATGGTTCAACTACACTGATGCTTATGATTACACCTATGTTTCTTCTGGTGCTCAAAACGCATCCGGTGCTTTCACTGCTTCATATAGCAACCTTGTTGCACCTTCCAGTGCCTCAACTGACCGTGATGCTGGTGCAATGCCCGGTATGGCCGCTGGTGGTGCCAACAACGTGTTCGTCCCCGTATCTTTCGAGAACGGCAAGAACCCTGTTGTCACTGCTAAGCTCCAACTCAATGGCCACGACCGCTTCTCTGAACGCGATGGTCGCTACTTCAACCTTGTTCAACCTTATCAACATCACGAAAATGTTCCAAGCCAAGGTATTAACATATACTCTTTTGGCCTAAAACCCGAAGAACATCAACCCTCTGGCACTTGCAATATGTCTCGTATTGATAATGCTACCCTACAACTCAAGCTCTCTCAAGGATCCATTAATACTGGATCTAAGACTTGCAAGGTTCGTGTCTATGCCGTCAACTACAACGTCCTACGTATCATGTCTGGAATGGGTGGATTGGCTTATAGCAATTAGGTTATGGGTTGTTTCTTAAATAATAAAAATTGAAAAGGGTGGTATAATAATTAATACTTAAAACTTATTTTTGTTTTGATTTATATACAATAAGTCATAATGAATGTCATTAATAAGAGAGTTATAAATGGTGTAAAAGGAAGTACTGATGCAAAGGTTAAATATGAAATTCTCTGTAATAATGGTAATACTATATTTGCCCTTCACTGGCAAGCTCTCAATGGAAATCCAATCTTATATGACAAAGAATACGATGCAGCTATAAGCAAATATAATTGGTCTCTGAGTGGTAATGGATACGCTTACAATCATATCGAACATATGCATAAGTATATTGTAAAACTATCTAATATTGAAATGACTAAAGAATTAACAATAGATCATATAAATGGATATAAACTTGATAATCGTAAACAAAACTTGAGGATGGCTACACAATCTCAACAGAACTCAAACAGAGCAACAAGACGTGATAAAATAGAACCATGTGAAGAACTTCAAAATTTAGGAGTAAAGGAGTTGCCGAGATATGTTCGCTGGGATCGAACGGAAAGCAAATTTATTATCGAAAAACACCCTATTCTTATCAAGGAAGTTGAAGAAAAAATACGTAAAAAAGCAATAATGAGTGGTACCAAATCAAAAGCATTGAGTGTGATTGAAAAGTATAAAGATATTCTTGCACGGCTGGAAAGTCTTGATGCAAGAAAAGGCGATAAAAACGAGTTTAACATTCTAAGGCAAGAGCTGATAAAAGAATACAATGATATCAAGCAAGCAATATGTAAGTATGAGGGAATTACTTGTGAAATTGAATCTGTCTATGCAAATAATGAAACAGAGATTAAACCTGAAAAAAGAACAGAAAATGGAAAGAAAAGAGTTTCAAAACTACCTGAAGGATGTGGAGTTCAACATAAAGATATTCCAAAGTATTGTTATTATCAACCGAAAACAGATAAACGTGGTGAATGTTTTGTAATCAATAATCATCCCAGTTTATCAAAGCAAGGAAAAACTCAATGGAGGACTACAAGCAAAGGATATCTGAACACCAAGCAAAAGTTTGATTTACTTATTGAAAAATACAATGAACTTCAAAATATTGAATGAGCAAGACCATGAAAAAACAAATATAAGCTCCATTGAATAAAATGAATGTAAGCATAAACTTCTCTTTGTTTTGACCACAATGCTATGTGGTGCTTTATGTTGCTCTCCCTTAAAGGAAAGCAAGTTTGTTGTGTAATCAACTCCTTCATTACCACAACATGTATATCTCGCTTATCTTCAAGGATAAGCGATTTTGTGACAATATAATCAGACCCTTCTTGAAACTTCCTTGTTAATAACCTTTTGGCATTGCCCTTTGTTGTAAATCCAAGCCATACATACACATCATCGAAATCAACAACAAATAGTGTGTCATCAACACCATACTTCAGGTAGTCTTGAAAATGCTTTACAAAAATTTGTTGATCTTCAGTAGTGAAATGTGTAAGAAGCAGTTGCTCTAAATTAAGCAAAGCTAAATAAGCAAGACCACGAAAAAATAAATAACTAAATCGGATAAAAACTAAACATCACCTCCACGTAGCCTGAGTACGAGATGGAGTGTAGATTCCTTCTGGATATTATAATCTGCAAGAGTTCTACCATCTTCTAATTGTTTTCCAGCAAAAATAAGACGTTGTTGATCAGGAGGGATACCTTCTTTATCTTGAATTTTTTGTTTTATATTATCTATAGTATCTGAAGATTCTACTTCAAGAGTTATAGTTTTTCCAGTTAATGTTTTCACAAATATTTGCATATCTTTATGAAAGATATAAAGATAAAGTTAAGTATATATTTTGTTTTAAATACAAACATAAAATACAAACATAAAAATTGAAAGGTTTTAAAATTAAAATTATCGTAATGTTCATATTTTGAAGTTTAAAAGAAATGCAAAACGCTATAAATAAGCTTGTAAAAGAACGTATTTTAATATTAAAAAAAAATTTAAATTGGGATAATTTAAGTGATAATCCTAACATAACATGGGAAATTGTAAAAGATAATTTAGATAAACCATGGGATTGGCAAAGTTTAAGCAATCATAAATTAATATCATATGATGTTATATATAATAATTTGGATAAGCCTTGGGATTGGTGTATTTTGAGCGTTAATACCAAAATAACATGGGATATTGTTAAAGATAATCTTGATAAACCATGGGATTGGCGTTATTTGAGTAAAAATCCCAATATAACATGGTATATAATAAAAGAAAATCTTGATAAACCATGGGATTGGTTTTGGTTAAGTGATAATCCTAATATAACATGGGATATTGTTAAGGATAATCTTGATAAACCATGGGATTGGTTTTGGCTAAGTAGTAATACTAATATTACATGGGCTATTGTTAAGGATAATCTTGATAAACCATGGAATTGGTATAGTTTAAGCAAAAATCCTAATATAACATGGGATATTGTTAAAGATAATCCAGATGAACAATGGGATTGGACTGGTTTAAGTAAAAATCCTAATATAACATGGGATATTATTGAAAATAATTTGAATAGACCCTGGAATTGGTATGTTTTAACTACATATAATCAAAATATAACTTTGGATATAATAAAAAAAAACTATGATAAGCCATGGGATTGGTATATTTTAAGTTATAATCCGAATATATCTTGGGATATTATTGAAGAAAACTTACATAAAAGATGGAATTGGTTTTATTTAAGTAAACATCCTAATATAACATGGGATATAGTAAAAGATAACTTAGATAAACCATGGAACTGGTATGCTTTGAGTATAAACCCTAATATAACATGGGATATTGTAAATCATAACTTAGATAAACCATGGGATTGGTATAATTTGAGTAGAAACCAAAATATCACATATGATAATGTAATTTGTAATCAAGATAAACCATGGAATTGGTATAGTTTGAGTTATAATCCTAGTATTATATTATCTATTGATGACTTAAGTAATATTATTAAACGAAATCATTCAGCATTAGTGATACAAAGAATATGGAAACATGTTATATCAAACCCAGAGTATATGATATGTAAACGAAGATTGTTACACGAATACAATACTATGGATACTTAATTATGAATATAAAAATTGATTTTACATACTTAACTCTATTTTTTATTATATTTCAAGATGCAGAAAGCTCTTAATCAACTTTTACAAGAGAGAATAAAGATATTATCTGACAAATTAGATTGGAAATGTTTGAGTTGGAATCCGAGTATAACATGGGATATAATAAAGAATAATCCTGATAAACCATGGAGTTGGTATGGCTTAAGTTCTCATCCTTGTATAACATTGAATATTGTCAAAGATAATCCAGATAAACCATGGAATTGGGATTATTTAAGTAAAAACCCTAACTTAAAATGGGATATTATTAAAAATAATCTCGATAAACCATGGGATTGGTATGCTTTGAGTCAAAACCCTAACATAACATGGGATATTGTAAAAGATAATCCTGATAAACCATGGGATTGGTACAGTTTAAGTTATAATCAATTTATATCATGGGATGTTGTCAAAGATAATCTTGATAAACAATGGGATTGGAATGGATTAAGTGCTAATCCAAATATAACTTGGGATATTGTAAAAGATAATCCTGATAAACCATGGAGTTGGTATTCTTTAAGCAGAAATCCTAGTATAATATGGAATATAATAAAAGATAATCCTGATAAACCATGGAGTTGGTATGCTTTAAGTCAAAATCCTAACATAACATGGGATATTGTAAAAAACAATAAGGACAAACCATGGGATTGGTACAGTTTAAGTTATAATCCAAATATAACATGGGATATTGTACAAGAAAATCTTGATAAGCATTGGAGTTGGTGTAGTTTAAGTATGAATCCTAATATAACATGGGACATTATAACTAATAATCCTGATAAGCCTTGGAGTTGGTGTAGTTTAAGTATGAATCCTAATATAACATGGAAAAATGTAAAGAGTAATCTCGATAAACCATGGGATTGGTATGCTTTAAGTCAAAATCGTAATATGAATTGGAATATAGTACAAAATAATCTCGATAAACCATGGGATTGGTATGCTTTAAGTCAAAATCCTAATATATTATTATCTACCAATGATATATTTGCTGTTGTTAAGCAATATCATTCTGCAAAGGTTATACAAAGAGTTTGGAAACATGTTATATCAAACCCAGAGTATATGATATGTAAACGAAGATTGTTACACGAATACAATAGTATGGATACTTAATTATAAAAATTGATTTTACATACTTAACTCTATTTTTTATTATATTTCAAGATGCAGAAAGCAGTTAATCAATTTTTACAAGAGAGAATAAAGATATTATCTGACAAATTAGATTGGAAATGTTTGAGTTGGAATCCGAGTATAACATGGGAAATAATAAAAGATAACTTAGATAAACCATGGACTTGGCGAGGTTTAAGTGCTAATCCTAATATAACATGGGATATAATAAAGAATAATCCTGATAAACCATGGAGTTGGTATAATTTAAGCTATAACCCAAATATAACATGGGATATTGTAAAACATAATTTAGATAAACAATGGGATTGGAGTGGGTTAAGTAAAAATCCTAACATAACACGGAATATTGTAAAAAATAATCCTGATAAACCATGGGATTGGAATGCGTTAAGTTGTAATCATAACATAACATGGGATATTGTTAAGGATAATCCTGATAAACCATGGAATTGGTATGCTATAAGTTATAATCCTAATATAACATGGGATATTGTAAAAAATAATTTAGATAAACCATGGAATTGGTCTTCGTTGAGTATACATCCAAATATAACATGGGATATAATAAAGAAAAATTTGGATAAATCATGGGATTGGTGTCGTTTAAGTGCTAATCATAATATAACATGGGATATTGTAAAATATAATCCTGATAAACCATGGAATTGGTATAGTTTAAGTTATAATCCTAATATAACATGGAATATTATCAAAGATAATCCAGATAAACCATGGAATTGGACTGGCTTAAGTGCTAATCCAAATATAAAATGGGATATTGTTAATGAAAATTTGGATAAACCATGGAGTTGGTATGGTTTGAGTTATAATCCAAATATAAAATGGGATATAATAAAAAATAATTTGGATAAACCATGGGATTGGAGGGGTTTAAGTTATAATCCAAATATAACATGTGATATAATAAAAGATAATCTCGATAAACCTTGGAATTGGAGTTGTTTGAGTACTAATATTAACATAACATGGAAGATTGTAAAGGATAATCTTGATAAACCATGGAATTGGTCTGTTTTAAGTAAGAATCTTAACATACTATTATTTATTGATGATTTGTGTAATTTTATTAAAGATTATCATTCAGCATTAGTAATACAAAGAATATGGAGACATGTTATATCAAACCCAGAATATATGATATGTAAACGAAGATTGTTATACGAATACAATAGTATGGATACTTAATTATGAATATAAAAATTGATTTTATATACTTAACTCTATTTTTTATAATTTTTCAAGATGCAAAAAGCTATTGATGAACATGTAAAAAATAGAATCAATTATCTTTCTGATAAATTAGATTGGAGTTGTTTAAGTGAAAATCCTAAGTTAACATGGGATATAGTAAAAGATAATCCTGATAAAAAATGGAATTGGTTGGGTTTAAGTATGAATCCTAATATAACATGGGATATTTTAAAAGATAATCTTGATAAATTATGGAGTTTGTATTATGTAGGTATGAATCGTAACATAACATATGATGTTGTGAAAGATAATCTTGATAAATCATGGGATTGGTTAAGTTTAAGTAATAATAAAAATATAACATGGGATATTATCAAAGATAATCTAGATAAACCATGGGATTGGGATTATTTAAGTATTAATCCTAATGTAAAATGGAATATAGTCCAAGATAATCCTAATAAACCTTGGAATTGGTGTGCTTTAAGTATGAATCCTAATATAACATGGGAAATAGTAAAATACAATCCTGATAAGCCTTGGAGTTGGCATTATTTAAGTAGAAATCCGAATATAACATGGGATATTTTCAAAGATAATCTAGACAAATCATTGGATTGGGATGGTTTAAGTATGAATCCTAATATAACATGGGAAATAGTAAAAGAAAATCCTGATAAGCCTTGGAATTGGTATTATTTAAGTAAGAATCCTAATATAACATGGGATATTGTCAATAAGTATCCTGATAAACCATGGAATTGGTATATATTTAGCAATAATCCAAACATAACATTGGATATAGTACAAGATAATCCGGATAAACCATGGAAATGGTATGGTTTAAGTAGTAATCCTAATATACTATTATCTGTTGATGATTTATGTAATATTGTTAAGAAATGTTATTCTGCTAAAATTATACAAAGAAGATGGAAACATGTTATAACGAATCCTGAATATTTAATGTGTAAACGAAGACTATTATACGAATATAATAGTCTAGATATATAGAAAAAAGAAGGATGAAAAATTGATTTTAAGACGAATTTAATTTTCTGAACATCATGAAGATGCAATACTATATTGATGAGCATATAAAACAGAGAATCAATCTTCTTTCTGATAAATTAGATTGGAGTTGTTTAAGTATGAATCCTAACTTAAAATGGGATATAGTAAAAAATAATCTTGATAAAAAATGGAATTGGTATGCTTTAAGTGTTAATCCTAATATAACATGGAATATTATTGAAACAAATATAGATTTACCATGGGATTGGTCTTGGTTGAGTATTAATCCTAATATAACATGGGATATTGTAAAAGATAATCTTGATAAAAAATGGAATTGGTCTGTTTTAAGTAAAAATCCTAATATAACATGGGATATAGTCAAAGATAATTTAGATAAACCATGGGATTGGTATTTTTTAAGTCATAATCCCAATATAACATGGGATATAGTCAAAGATAATTTAGATAAACCATGGAATTGGTCATATTTAAGTTCAAATCCAAACATAACATGGGATATCATAAAAGATAATCCTAAAAAACCATGGGACTGGTACGAATTAAGTATAAATCCTAACATAACATTTGAAATTATAAAAACAAATCATAATAAACCATGGAGTTGGTATGCTTTAAGTTCTCATCATAAAATTACATGGGATATAGTAAAAGACAATCCTATAAAACCATGGGATTGGTCAAGTTTAAGTAGAAATCCTAATATAACATGGGATATAGTACGAGATAACCCTGATAAACCATGGGATTGGTTGAATTTAACTATGAATCATAACATAAGTTGGGATATAATTAAGGATAATGCTAACAAACCATGGGGTTTGTCTTATTTAAGTATGAATCTTAATATAACGTGGGATATTATTAAGGATAACTCTAATAAAAAATGGTATTGGCGTTCTTTAAGCAAAAATCCTAATATATTACTGTCTACTAATGATATAAGCAATATTATTAAACAATATCATTCTGCTAAAGTGATACAAAGAATATGGAGACGTGTTATATCAAACCCAGAGTATATGATATGTAAACGAAGATTGTTATACGAATACACTACTATGGATACTTCGTTATGAATATAAAATTTGATTTTAAGTACTTAAATACAATTTTTATATTATTCTTATGAAATTAATCTATTAGATTAGTTTCAATTTAGTTTTGAGACATTTAATTTAACACTGTCTTACTCTGAGTTCAAGATTTCAAAGGGTGTTTTCTTCTAAATACTTATTACTTAAAGATTATCCTTTATAATAGGATAACTATGGATAACGCATGTCATAAATACTTACAGATGTTACTTATGACTGGCTATCATAAAAGAACTATACCTGATATATTTACACATGATGTTCAAAGACTGAGTCAAATATGTAATAAAACAAATGCTGAACATACATTAGATTATATAAACAAAAATCACTTTAGCACAAACAGATACTTTGATTTAATTCAACTTCGTAATAGAATGAAAAATGACATTTCATTAAATTTGAATTTTGTTAGTTGTTGAAATTAAATTAGTTTATTTTGGATGTACCAGAATTCATTATGATTATAAAAATTTGATTTTGAAAACTTTAGTATATTTTTTTATAATTTTTCAAGATGCAAAAAGCTATTGATGAACATGTAAAAATTATCTTTCTGATAAATTAGATTGGAGTTGTTTAAGTGAAAATCCTAAGTTAACATGGGATATTGTAAAAGATAATCCTGATAAACCATGGAGTTGGTATTCTTTAAGCAGAAATCCTAGTATAACATGGAATTTAGTACAAGATAACTTGGATAAACCATGGGATTGGTATAATTGAGTAGAAACCAAAATATCACATATAATAATGTAATTTGTAATCAAGATAAACCATGGAATTGGTCGAATTTAAGTTCAAACCCTAGTATGCTATTATGTCATAATGAATTGTGTAATATTATTAAAGAATATCATTCTATATCTGTGATACAAAGAATATGGAAACATGTTATATCAAACCCAGAGTATATGATATGTAAACGAAGATTGTTACACGAATACAATACTATGGATACATAATTATGAATATAAAAATTGATTTTATATACTTTGCCACTTTTTTATT